TTGCAGTTGATAAAGCAGACTTATTTAGATTGATTGCTAATTGTCCTGTGCCTGATACATTTAAACTTGTTGAAGCAATATTAGTTGCTATGGTAGAAGAATAAGCCCCACTTGTTGTGTTGGTTTCAGATGATATAGTAATCCCTACACCTGAAGTTAGATCAACACCAGTTATATCTCCAACATTGGTTGTATAACCATAATTTTCAATTTTTTCTTTAATTGCCCCAGCAGACATAATGTGGTCATCAGCATCAACAAATTCAGAACCAATATCAATATCATCAAATGAATGTCCACCAAGTGTAATGCTACTTGAAAAAGTCTTAGCACCACTAAATGTTTGTGTTCCAGATAAGTGAGCAGTATCTGCATCTAAGTTAGCAGATGGAAGAACACCAGTAACATCAGTAGTTAAATCTATAGCATTTCTTGTGATTTGTTGACCACTTAATGTTATATAATCTAACGATCCTGCTAATGTTACATTAGTTGAATTGTCTGTACCTGCTACATCTACACCTAAATTACTTCTTGCAGTTCCTGCATTGGTTAGGTCTGATAAGTTAGATGCTTTGACTAATTTTGTTCCTAAAGCAGTTGCTGTAGTCGTTGCATAGTTAGCATCATCACCTAATGCTGCAGCTAATTCATTTAATGTATTTAAAGCTGCTGGTGCTGTATCTACAATCCCAGCTACTTCAGTATCTACATAGGCTTTAATACTTTGTTGTGAAGCGAATTTAGTAGCACTATTAGAAGCCATGTTATCTTCATCTAAGAATGCAGTACCACTTATGCCAGTATTAATAACTGGGCTTGTTAAAGTTTTGTTTGTTAATGTTTGAGAACTTGTTAATTGTACAATATTGCTATTAGTAATAGATGTAATTTTAGTAGCATTACCTGCTGTTAAATTTGCAGCTGTGCCTGTTACATTAGTCATAACACCACTTGCTGGTGTTCCTAATGCTGGTGTAGTTAAGGTAGGTGCTGTTAAAGTTTTGTTTGTTAAGGTTTGCGATCCTACTAGAGTTACTTCTCCACTTGATACTAAATCTATTGTGCCATCTGCATCTTGATAGGTGACAGTAATGTTGGTTTCAGTATTACTACTAAACATCGTACCTACTGTATCTTGGACAAATTCTGTAAGTGTTTTGCTACCAATATAAAGAGTGGTGCTAATCTTTACTTTATCACTAGCAATTAATAGATCAGAAGCAGTACCATCTCCATCATATAAAGCACGAAGTGTTCCATCAATCCCACCAGTTTCACCCATGTGGATTAATTGAACATAGCCCTGATTTACAGGTGTATTCCCTATATTAGTATTACTACTCATTTATCAATATCCAATTCTTTATAAAGTTTTTTATCAGTCATTGTGCCACGATCATTCATTTGAATTAATGGCTTTGAAATTAATCGTCTTAGATTTCCCTTATTATCACAGCTATGTACTTTGGGATTGCATTGTACTAGCTTGGGGTCGTTCATTGATTGTATGGTTTCAAAAGTAACTCCACAATCACATTTATATTCATATATTGGCATCTAATTCCCCTTCAAATTTATATTTAATGGTAATATAGGGCTAACCGAAATTAACCCTATATTTAACCTATTTTCAATTAATGCTATTAAGCAACATTACTGAAATTGACAATACCTATGTTGGTATCATCTACAGCATGAGATAAAGCTGCACCGAATAAACTATCTACAACTACTGAAGTTGCAAGATAATCAATATCGTAAGAACTTTGAACTCGGATATCTTGCTGTTGTGCAAAATAAACTGATTCAGGTCTAAAAATTGAAGCTGCTTCTACAGAAGCATTTCCACCTTCAGCCCAGTCTGTGCTTGGGAATAATTCCATACCATAAGCTGAAATTAATCTACCAGTTGCATTAGGATTTTCTCCATCTCCTCTTACTTGTGCATCAGTAAAATCGCCCAAGCCAAGTAAAGACATATATGATTTTGGAGAAGCATACATATAAGTATTACCATCTCCATAGTCAAATCCTGCATCAAGCAGTTTCTCTAATCCACCACGAACTAAAGCTGTAGTGAATGTGTCATCTGCTGCTAGTGCTACATTATTTGCAGTTGCTGTTTGCATTAATACTGCAATGTAGTTTTCCACTTTTTTAGCTAAAGCATAACCCATTGATTGTGCATAAGCATTGAACAATCCTGCTGATTGTTGAACTTTTACTACATCATCAATTCGTTTTGCTGATAAAAAGTGTTGATCTACTACTAGACTTATTTTAGCATCAGTAGTGTTGGTGTAAGTAATTGCTGCACCTGCACCTAATGATACTGCTGTTTCTTCATCTACTTTAGGGATTTGAAGTGTGTCCCCACCACCTGCTAACATTGAAGACATATCAGTTACCTGATTTCTAAGAACGAATTTTCGTTCTGCATAGTCTAAAATTGCTTCTCTCCACATTTCTGGGATAAAATTCAGTTGTTATCGTCAAAGTTTTTTATCATTGACTTCTATATTTTTCAATATAGTTCGGCATATCTTTTCACTATAAGGTCGGCAAACCTTTCTGTGTCGCTGCCTCTTGGAAGTATTATATCTTTTCAACTTCTATGCTCTGCCCCTGAACAATCTTTAATTGTCCTTCGGTTCTGATTACCTTACCTTTCGGTTTAGGTTTCCAGCTTAATTCAGCGATTTATAGCAGCCAATTTTACCTAGCAGCTGTTGTTGTTGTTACATTTCCATTTGCCATGTTATTTAATCTCCTTTAAAGATTTTAGTTGGTTGTATACCCCTCTACTATCTTCTGCCAAAGTTTAGGATTCTTTTTCATGTTCTTCCTATCTTCTGATGTTAAGTCTGCAAACTTTGTGTTTGTAGCAAACTTGCCACTAGATGTAACTTCTTTAGCATCTAATATTTGCACTTTACTCTTACCCAATCTTTCAATGTGCTTTTCCAACTTAATTGTTGTGAGGTCTTGGTATATTTCCTGATCTTCATCTGAAAGTTGGGTCAACAGATGTTCTCGTCTTTGTTTCTCTTGGATTTCAAAGGTTTCAACAATCGGCTTTAGCTTCTCGTTTTCTACTTTCAATCCTTCATACAAAGATTTAAACTCCTCTTTTTCTTCAAGTCTTTTAGTATCCTGAAGTTTGAGGTTTTCTTTGAGTTCGTTCAACTCAGCTTCTGCTGTTTGGCTTCTTTGTCGGTACTTCTTGCTTTCTGCAATTAGGTTTCCAACTTCGTTATTACTTTCCTGTGTAGGAGTTTCTGCTACTGCTTGTTCTTCTACTATTACTGTTTCTTCGGACATACTGCCCCCTTGTGTTATTTACCTATTTTAATGGTGATAGGTTTGCTTTCATATTTCTTTACATTCCTATCAACAATTCTTTGTAAGAATAAAGCAGAACTATCTCTATTCTTACCACTTAAATCTGCTATGACATACCCTTTATCTTCATTGGCTTGAACAATAGTTCCATTCTCAAATACCAATGTGGCTCTATCTCGTTTGCCTTCAGGTCTAATTCTTCTTGCTGTTTCACCACTTAATAACATGGTTACTCTATCACTCTTTCTAAACTTTCCTAATGCACCAGTTGCTTTCTTTGCTGCATATTCTTTTGACTTATATTTAAAAATACCATTCTGCATGACACCTTTGTTCATGTCTTTAACAATCAACCCTCTTGCATGAGAAGCTAATTGTCCATAGTTCGTCTTAGTAAAATTAGCTATATCTTTAGCTTTCATAATACTGGTATCCATTCATGTCTGCAATTAAATCCACCACCACCTTCTATAGTGGTATTGGTTTCTGTTGGTATTTGATCTGCTGTTATTTGCCCTGCTACTAATCCAGTAACACATTCATCTCTTGTTACCTCATCATCAGGTCCTACATATTCATACTTCTGTTCAGGAACATCTTGAAATAACTTTGCAGTAGTAGTTCTTGCAAATCGTGCAAAACTATCATTCAATAACATCACTTGCTGTTTACTACTTAATGCTCTACCTACTCCATAGGTTGATGTTAGCCCTTCCATAATACTTGCAGAACTTTGTCCAGTAAGCAATCCACGAAACATAGCAGTCTTTAATTCATTAGCATACTTTGTTACTCCTGCAGATATAGTTGTTAAGTCTAGTATGCTTAATATCTCTACTGCCTGGACTGCAGTTGCTGCTTGTCTAGTTCGTTGTGTTGACTTCAATAAGTCAAAACTTTTAATCGCATTTTTATCATACGATCCTTTAATCTTTTTAAGCAAAGCAGGAAATCCTAAAGCATTTAACTCATCTAAGAAGTCAATCTGCTTGAATGCTGTTGCTAATCCTGCATCATCTAATACAGTCAATCCACCTAATACTTTCTCAATCTTTTTAAGAAGTTGTGTTTGGATTTTTTCCATATCTTTTTTATAGAAGTCTAAGTCAGCCATTATTCTTGTGCATTAATGATTTGGTCAATCAATGTTCCTTCAGGTGTTTCAGGTGCTTCTGTATCTATCTGCTCTACAATCGTATCAATCTCATCTTCTTGTAAGTCAGGATTCTTCTTTCGTAGATAACTCTTTCGTGTTTCAAGATTGTTTGCAAATGCCCAAGTGTAGTAACCAATTTCTTCTTGACTACTCATTGGCACTTCTCGTTCACTAAAGTCTATACTGAATTGATCCCCTAATTGAATATTACCTGATACTTCACAGATTCGTTGTGCTATTCTAAATTGTTCTTTCTCAAATGGTCTATAGATTTGTTCTACATCAGATCGTAGGGAATCCATTAGGTCAATCTCATTCATCTTCTTAGATAGCCCTGATTCTTGTTGATTACTAGCCCAGTTGATTCTTACATTGTTTGCTTGTGCTATAGAGTCCACCATATACTTAGTAGAATCAATCATACCAGTTATGTTGGCATTAGGACTTGCATAATTAAAGTTAGCCCCTTCAGGAAGCACTAAAGCTTTATCTTGTCCCATAGTGATTCGTGTTTCAGTATCAAGCCCAGTAAAGACTGGTTGTCCTAAAGCAAATCTGCCATGTAAAGCTAATTCAGTTAATAAAATATTAACACTTCTCATACCATCTACTAAGTCATTAGCACCTTCTCTAAAGAAATCTCTAGTGTATGGGTGTCTATGTGCAATCGTAAATGGAATAATGTTTCCATAAGGGTTCTTATCGCCTTCTACTAAGGAAGTAATCTTACCCTTAGATGAAATCATGAAGTGTTTCCCTTCCATATCATCTGTTTCTTTACTCCAAAACATATACTGTGCATCTTCTGATCTTGCCTGGAGTTGTGATTCTACTTGCCACATCACAGCAAATGGTTCATCTTCATTCGGTTTAAAGAATGGAACAAAGAAATGGATTGGTCTGTATTTAAGTTTTTGTTGGTCATCGTCCCAGTAAGTATATAAGCCTTCAGTCCCTAAGAGATAAGTCAGTTGTTCAAATTGTTTCATGAACGAATCAAAATCGCCCATCACTTCATTATACTTATCATTGTATCGTACTGGTGCTTGTTGATATACCAATGCCCTACGACTTATAATGTTTCTTACCAAGTTGATATACATTGGTGGAATCTGTGATAGTGATTCACTATTGAAGTATTGCTTTAAGTCTTGTTCAAGATTTACTCCCTCAAAATAATCAAGCAAAATTTCTCGCTCACTTTGGATATTATCGTAGCCTTCTTGGATTGTTTCCATCAGGAGTTTATGTAGCATCTGTTCTGTTAAATTATAAATTATCATGTTTCGTACCTTTTATAAAATTTCTGTTCTTCGGTTTCCATATATTTATCTTGGAAATCCTTGATTAGTTGTTGGTTTAATTCGTCCTCTTTTATACTTAATCGATGTCCCCACATCATAGCACCAGTAAAACTGATGATAATCCCCATACATAACCCTAAAATAAATTCTACCATTGGATTGACTTTCCCTTTCCTTTGAATCCATATCGATAATCTAATGGATACATTAACCCATCAAGAAAGTGTGATAAGGTTTCAGTCTTTAATATGTGTCCATTCTCCAATGTACATAGTTCTAAATCTCTTATTGTGTTTGTACACTTAGGATTGATAAATAGTTTATGCTTCCCAGTTGCATCTTCTAACATTCTATTCAAAGCATTCATTCTATCCTTTTGAGTAGGATTAGCTTTCTTAGCAATGACTGTAAACCCTGCTTCTTGTAATATCTTATGATCTGACTTCGTGCTATTAGAAGTTCTGCTCTTACCTGCAGGGTCAGGATAACAAGGCAACCCTCGTCCCTTTAATTGCATTAACCTAGCCAATTCAAAGGTGTTAGAGTTCTGCAATCCAATCTCATCAAACACATAGACTTCTCCTGCTGTATTCTCGCACATTAGAATAGCAGTCATATAACTTGCTACCCCAAAGTCAATTCCCCAAAACATTCTGCTAGACTTCTCCATTACTCTACAATGAATATCTCTATGAAAGTTGTAAGCACATCTATTCGCTGCAGTTAGGAATGATGCTAAATACTCTTGCTCAAATGTTCGCTTATCTAAATTCTTTTTGGCATTCTCTACTTCTTTTTCAGAAATAAAGCCACCCTCTAATGTGGTGAACTGCCATGACTTATAATCACTATCATTGGATTGTCCTTTAACAAATAGATCATAGAAGTGGTTTTGTGTTCCAGTAGGTGTTCCTACAAATAAAGCCCTTCCTTGTGATTCTGCTAAAGTCGGTTGTATAATCTCTCCCCAAACATTCTCTTTCATATAAGAATATTCGTCCATCACTACCATTGTTGTAGATACCCCTCGAAGTGAGTCGGGTTTGTCTGCCCCTTTAAGTTCAATCTTTGCACCATTATCAAGTGTAATAGATAGTTCAGTTTCATTGATAGTTGCTTGTTTACCTGCAAAGATTCCTTTGAGAATAGACCAAGATACCATCTTAGCTTGTCTATATGTTGGAAATACGATCCATCTTCTCTCATTTGCTTCCAAAGGTTTTTTAAGTAACCACATAAGACTGAAATAGGATTTACCCCATCTTCTGCCACATACCAGTATCGGAAATCGTGCTTTATCATCAAGGATTGATTTTCTTTGGTCATCAATCTTCCACTTCATTAAAGTCAAATACCTTTATAGGTTCGTCTGTTGCATCTCTTACAGCAATACTTTGATTGGCTTTACCCAAGATTCTATCTGCTAAGAAATTAACAGCAGTCATGTTACCATCTAATGCTTCCTGGTAAACTGTATGAACTACTGCTTCAAGCATAGTTTTCTTTGATCTACCTACTGGAGTATTAGCTAATGTCTTGATATGCTCATTAAGTGCAAACTCGTTCTTAGGTCTACCATTAGGGTTACCTGAAGTACCTTTAACCCAACCTTTACCAGTTACTCCACCTTTAAGCTTCTTATCGTTGTTCTTTGGTTGTTTTACAACCTTTTTCTTT